CACATTACCGATGTCACTGTTCGATCCGTTGAGCGTTAGCCCTTCGATCTTCGACACGCCCTCGATGGACTGAGCTACTGCCGCGATCTGGAAATAGCTGAGCGGAACGGCCACGCCCAAACCGTTGATCAAGCTGGTGATCGCCTGTGCGACAGGGCCGGTGAGCGTTGTCTTATCGTAGCCATTCGCCGCGTAGATCGTCAGAACCACGTTCGCGGGCACAACTACGGGCGGTAGAACAGCAAAGGTAATGCCCGGTGCGAAGACCGCCTGAACGGCATTGTAAATGCTTGTCAGAAGGGTAGACGGGGGGACACCTGTGCCGTCATCCACGTAAATTTGGACGAACCCGAGCCGGTAGCCGGTATTGACGGCCACATAATACGTCAGGTTGGATTGAACGGACGTAATTGCGAAATCGATTGCCGCAAGCGTAGCCTGTGAACGTGTGTTCAAATATTGAGAAAAACCAGTTTTTGCCTGAGCATCCGAAGCCGCGTCTACGCCGTTGGTGATACCAACTTGGTTGGTGATGTTTCCACTGAAACCACCACCTGAAATCGTGCCGGAAATCAGCGTGATCGTATTGGCTTGGACGTTGTAGGCTGTGCCCGGCGCGGACGCGGCGATTGGGACGGTGATCGAGGCCGTGCCCGGTGTGACGTTGTAGCCACCGAGTCCGGCGTTCCAAAAAGCGTTCCCGGTGTCAGTCGCAACAATGTAGGTAAGGGTTCCATCGGCCGTCTTCAGATTGAGGCCGGGGATGATGAGGAACTGAGCGGTAGCCGCATTGATCGGCGTGAATGTAACTTCACCGGTCGCGGTAATGGCAGCAGTACGGTAGTATTTGAAATCGTTGATGAAGCTGTCAACGTCACTGCCCGTAGAGGTGGACAGACGGGTTACATTGAGAATCTGAGCGGCGGTGCTTGTGAGGTTTTCGTAGGCAGCAGCCACCATGTTCGAGACGGCGGTGAGCGGTTGCCCAAGCCCGAAGTTTACCAAGCCCGACATCGTTGCCGAGATTTGGTTCTGAACATTCGTCAGAATAGCTGGAAAGGATAGGAACTGAATTGCCATCCTCTATTTATGGATGGCGAACGGAATACCGTTACGAGATGGCGATTGACCTACCTATTGTCAGACCAGTTCCCGCATCTATGTATTGCATTGAAACATTGAGGTCGCCAACATCATCTAACGATGCTGAAACCGTGATCGGCTGCGTCTGGTCGATTATGGAAAGTGTCTTCAGACCAGCGAGCACAAGGGCTTGCACCTGCACTACAGCTTCGACCTGCCCCACCATTTTTGCGGCGCCCAAACCCCATGTGGGGTTGAAGGGATCATCGCCCGGATTGGTGAGCACGAACCGGACCACGGTTTGATCGGTGAGGCTTGCGCCAGACGCAAGGGCTAAGCCGCCGGTCGGGCTTAGTTGGAGATCGCCGCCATAGTAGTGAAAGAGGTCAACAATAGTCGTCATCCGATATTTAGGATGAAGCGGCTTTAGCCGGTCGCGTTTGCAATCCAAGGCGGTGACATCGCCACGGTAGCGTTCGCCGCGATCTGGCGGTCAATCTGGCGATCAATCATCGACTGATATGAACTCACGGTGTCCGAGCCGAGCATGTCGGTAAGCCATCCAACGACGGTGTTGGCGGTCAGGCTGTTGAAATCGACGAAGGTGTTTGCATCCGGCGCCGCCATGTCCTGAGAGATCGGCATAGCTGCGGAAAGGCCATCGCGGCTGGCGGTCAGCGTGTAGTCCACATGGGTGACGACATTGGAAAGCGAGTCGACGACGGGAGCGACCTTAAGGGCGTTGACCGTCAAGGCGAAGGTGGTGGCGTTGTTGATCTGAAAATCCATAACCGTATTTAGGTAAAACTACGGGTGATGGTGACCGATCCGCCCGCGCCGGTGGCGCCGCCGGTGGTTCCGCTCGTGTTGGTGTCACCGCCTGTGGCCGTGCCGCCCGCGCCCGTCGCGGCTTTGGTCGCACCAGCACCACCATATGCCGTCATGGACATCGTGGGTGTGGATGTCGTGCAAGTCGCGGTGGATGACCCACCGGCAGAGGCCGCACCGGTTGTGACGACACCGCCGAACGCGCCGCAGGTTCCGCTAATCGCCCCGCCAACGCTCATGGCGATTTTCTTGACGCAGGTTCCTCCCGAGCCGCCGTCTTCGGTGGAAAACGTTTCGTCAATACCGCCGTCACCGCCCTTAAGGGTGACGTGCGCGTATGGACCGTCACCGGTGGCCCATGTGTATGACCAAGAGCTTGCGGACGAACTGAAAACTGTCTGAGCGGAAGAATTGTAGCCCGCGAGGGCGGAGCTTGACCAAGTGGGAGTCAGGAACGCATCGGTCGCAACCGTGCCCGATGTCCAAGTGCCACTTAGTGCGAACTCAGATGCCACCTGAGCCGATGTGAAGGCGGGCGTGGGGATTGTCATGCCGCAGCCTCAAGAACCGCCACACGGGCGCGTAGGGCGCGCATTTCGGCGATCAGGTGCGGGACGTAGCCCGTCATATCTACGCCAAGAAATCCGTCTTCGCGTTCGCTGACAAGCAGGGGTGCGATCTCTTGGACTTCCTGAGCTATTACGCCCCACTGACGCACGGTCTTACCGGACGGCGCGGACAGTCCTCCTTCGCCGGGCGTTGGGTTCGAAAGGCCGGTGATCTTGTCGAACTCATAGACGTTGGTTCGGTCGATAATGTCGGCCGATCCGGTCAGAGGGATGATGTTGGACTTCAGCCGAATGTCCGAAGTGACGCTGAATGACGGAAAGCTGACATTCCCGCCGAAAGCCGTTCCAGCCCCTGTTCCGTCCAGCGCGAGCGCGCCGGTGGACATGGTCACCGTGAGCGGGCGCGTGCTGTCCCAACTGGTCGTGCCTGACGGGTTCTTCAGCAGGTAGATGTTGCTGCCATCGTTCCGCAAGCTGGCCGACGTGCTGCCGTCAACAGCATTGAATTGACCACTGCTTCCGACACTTTCAGCAGTGACATTGCTCGCCACTGTAAGCGTGCTTGCCATGGTGACGGTGGTGCTGAAATCTGTAGGCGACACAATCGCCAAGTCGCCTGTGTCGTTTCCAAGGTTTGTGCGAACATAAAGCGTGCCTTGAACGTAAAGCGGAACGCTTGTTGACGAAAAATAAGCCCCGTTCGGGACGACAACATAGCTGCTTGCTGTCGTGATGCTGGGATTGCTGGCATTGAATGCAAGGTTTGCCCCTGCATCCACTGACATAAAGTAGGTCGAACCGCCGCCGCCATAGAGACGCGTCAGGCCGGAATTACCATTGTCATAACCGACATACATTCCGTCGCCGGAACCGGAAGTATTTTGCAAAACCCGAATTTGCAAAGTTCCATTGTTGCCGCCGACAGGCATCGCATAGGTCGAATAGTTACTGCTGGTCAGGAGGGTTTGATCGGCGCCCCCGTCCGGTGTGTAGAGCACCCCTGATGACGTTGTGGTTCGCAGGCGCCAGCCATTTGCTGCGTTCAGCAGGCCGACTTCGCCGCTACCATCCGCGTAGACACACCCGATCCCAGTCCCACCGGATTCTTGAAATTGAATGCCTGCGGAACCCGCCGAGTCGCTTCGGCATGTCCACAAGTTCCCGCCGGATGTCGGCGTGAGTAGCAAGCTGCTTCCGCTTGGTGCAACGAGACCTTGGCCTGCTGCAACATTGAGGTTCGATGCACCGGACAGGTTGATGGAATACCCAGAATAAATCTGCGTGTAGAAGCTCGCCGCCGACGCGTTGAAAGTGGCTATGCTCTCCGCACCAGCTCCGGTTTGGATGTAGGTGGTCGAATTACTGCGGATCGCAATCTGTTGAGACCCGTCGAAATAGATTCCGTTCAAGACACCATAACCAACGGACATGGGTCCTGACGTGAAGCCGATAGAACCCGTCATCGTGCCGCCTGAGAGCGGCAGATAACTTGAGGGCGTAAGGTTGCTGGAATCCCACGGCGTTGCACCGGCGAATGTCGGGCGAGACGAAAATGAAGTGGAGCCGTCGAAGGCAGTCGTTCCGGTCACAGTGCCACCCGTCAAAGGCAGGTAGGCCGCCGGATTGAAATTGGCCGTCGTGTAGACCGTCGCGGAATTGACAGTCAGAGGCACGGTGAAATTCGCGGTAGTCGGCCCGAGGGTTAGGGTGGAACTTTGGACGACTGCCTGCCCTGCAACTTGACCGGCGCCAGACGCATTTGAACCCGACCAAAATGCGATTGAGTTGTCATCGAGGCTGATCCTGCTGAAGCCTCGCGTGCCGCCATAAAGATATTCACCGGCCGTCGCTGAGCTATTTGAAAACAGAGCGGCGTAGCCTCCCGCAGCAAGGTTGTAGAGACCGGCGCCGGACGCTGAATCGATGGAATACATGTTCCCGCTTCCGCCAAGCACGTCCGCCCCTGCAATGAAGATCGGCTGAGCAATCGTCGTAGCGTTGACGACGGTGAGCAGCCCCGACTGGCCTTGTAGGAAGCCACTGGTGGCGTTTGCGATGGTCACGAAGGTGGCGTTAGCCGTGACCTTCGTTTCATAGGTAGCGGCCACGCTGGCGTTGGTCGCGTAGGTCGCCGCAACCGTGGAACTCGGCACCGCAGCATTCGCCAAAGCCCAAGCCAAGGCGAGATTGTTGGCCAGCAAGGTCGCGTTCGAAATCGTCTCATAGGTCAGAGCCGCATTGGCGATGGACAGCGAGTTCGCCACCACACCGCCCGCGTTAGCGATGGTGATGTAAGTGGTCGCCGCGTTCGAGATCGTTAGGAACGTCCCGAGGGCTGTGTTCGCCGTCGCCATGACGTTGGCGATTGCCGAGTTCGCCGCGTACTCGACATTGACCAGCACCGTGTTGGCGTTGGTCAGAACCCCGTTGGCTTCGGTGGTGAAGCTGCTGATGGCCGCGTTGGCGTTGGTCTCAATCGCTACCAGCGTCGCGTTGGCCGCGTCACTGATCGTGTTTGTGATCCCTGTGACATTGGCTATCGCGGCCGTAGCCTGAGCTTGGATCGCGGCCGGACTTGGAACCAAGACCTGACCGCCGATGCCATTCGTCAGGAAGACGGCGCCGTTTGAATATGGGCCACCGTTCGCAGCCGCCCCGTTCCAATCATAGAGATTGGTCAGGAAACTGTTGAAGTAGTCCACCACCGCCGAAACGGTGTTGGCGATGCTGAACAGTGTGGGATCAGACATAGGTTACTGCGCGTCACCTTCCACGGAAGGTGCGGCTGGCACGGCTGCGGCTGCATCAATCTCGCGGATCGCGGCGGCGCCAAGGGTCGCCCCGTCGAGCATGTGGTTGATGTTGTTCAAACTCGCCTCTTTCGCGGCGATATCGTCATCAAGCGTCTTGCGCTGACGATGGGCATAGAACAACTCCACGATTAGCTTATCGCGGGTTGAAACGAGGTTGTTGTGAGTCTCTGTTGCGGTGGGTTGAGTTGTATTTTCCATGCCAATATTTAGCTCGTGTGTGCGGTGATCGTGATGTAGCCGTCACCGCCGCCGGTTGTGTTCGTGCTACCAGAGGGTCCGCTAGCCGTGCCTGACGCGCCTGCGGTATGCGTCCCCCCAACACCACCCGTTGCGGTCATCGTGCCGCTAAATCCTGTAGATGTGCAGGTTGAGGTTCCGCCTGTTGATCCGGTTGAAGTTGCTGACCATTGACCATTGGCGCCCACTGACCACGTAATCGTCGTAGAACCGGGTGTCACGGCGAAGTGGAAGACGCTCAATCCACCGTTGCCGCCGGAACCATCAAAGGTGTTAGTGAATCCATTGCCGCCGTCACCGCCCCCAATAGCAACCGTGACGAAGCCCGGAGCATTAAGGGGAACCGTGAATGTGCCACTGCTGCTTGATCCTGCTGCGGAATTGGTTGCCGGTGACGACGTGAACGACAACATAACAGTGCCGTCAGCAAGCTCGCCGGAGATGGCCAACCATGCAGTGGACGAACGGATGTAGAGGATGCCGGATGCAGGGTTAAGCCAAGTTGAACCAACGCCAACGGTATTAGTTGAAGTAGGATCGGTAGTTTGGTCGAAGAACTTGGTGGAACCTGTAGAATTACCGTAAATGTCATCATAAGAGATAGCATTTGTGCTCGACATAGATGGGATGCTGATGCTTGTAGGCCCATACCAACGGCTTAGTGTATTTGAAGTGCCGAACGGGCCGCCAATTACGGTTTGGTAACTGCCCGATGGGAACACCAATACATCATAGGTCTCATCCCAATAGCCATTCCCGAAACTTACATTCTGAGCCAAAAGCAGGACATCTGTGATGCCGCCACTGGTTGACAGCAGTTCAACAGATGCAGTGCCGCCAGATGAAGAGACTTCGCTTATGTAAGTCGCAGTCTGTCCCTGAAGGGTACTGATCGCCGATCCTTGAATCGAAACGACTGCGTTTGTGCCGTTCAAGCCTGCAATAAGGTCAGTCGTCGTGGTGGTAACAGCCGCAATCGCTGAAGCCCGCGTGGTCGCCTCGCTCGCGACGGCTGAGAAGACATTGGTATTGTTTGTGTTTACCGTACTCGTGAGCGAAGTGATTAGGTTGTTCAGGCTCGTGTCGCCGCTCGCACGCGAAGACTCTTCGGTGCTGATTGCCGAAAAGACATTGGTGTTGTTGGTGTTTACAGTCGTGGTGAGGCTGGTCAGCGACGAAGCCAGCGACGCGATAGCGTTTGAACGCGTGTCAGACTCGGTGTTGATCGCCGCCGTGTTGTTCGCAAGGCTGGCGTTCACGCCGGTGATGTAGCTCCCCAACGATTGGCCGCCGCCGATCTGAACGCTGCTAGTGTTCAACACGAAAGCAGCACCGCCGCCCACTTCGCCGCCCAACAGTTGCAGAGCGTTCGCCGTTACGCTGTTCGCACTTGCGAAGGTGTTGGACAGGTTGGTGATCGCCGCCCATGTCGCGGAGTTGGCTGAAGTGAACTCGGAAGCCAGCGTGGTTCGAGCCGCCGCTTCGGTAGAGATGGCGTTGGCGCGAGTGCTGGCTTCGTTTGCGATGGCCGATTGAAGCGTCGTGTTAGCGGTGACGATCTCAGACCCGAGGGTGATGAGGCTGTTCGCTATGGCGGCGTTGGCAACCGTGAAAGCCGTGTAGTTGGTGGTGATGATCGAAAGCGCGTTTGAGATCGCGGAATTAGTCTGCGCTCCCATAATGGTGATGCTGTTCGAGAGAGCTTCGTCACCAGAAACGCGCGCGTCGGATTCAGTGTTGATCAGGGCAATGGTGTTGGCCGACACACCGCCGCTAATGGCGTTGGCTTCGGCAAGAATGGTGTCCTGCCAGTCGGCAAAGGTGACACCGGGCGCCGTGTAGACCGTGCTCGTATTGAAGATGAAACCAAGGCCGTCTTCGGACACGGCGCCTATCAGTCCAATGGTGTTGGCGAGCGCGGAGTCCCCATCAATCCGGCTGTTTTGCTCGCTGACGAACGTCGTCGTCAAAGGGACGCTGTTTAGATAAACGAGACCATCAACGTAAGTCCGCAGATTGGTGACAGCGAAAGCCTCGTTGATCGCTGTATTAGCCGCGTCCTCAAGCTGGCTGTCATAAGTAGCGACGGTGTTGGCAAGATCAGAGGAATCCTGCTGGACGGATTGCACGAGAACCAGCGCATTGCTTGAATTCAGTAGGGCGATTGGTAGGTTCGTATCGAGCAAATCGGACAGGTCATCGATCCGCGACAGTGCCGAGTTCGCAGCGTCCCATGCAGACTGATCGGTGATGGCGTTCGCGAGGATATCAATCCGGGACAGAGCCGAGTTCGCTGTGTTCCACGCCGCCTGAAGGCTAGGTCCGATGGCTTGCCCAAGTGCCATTGCCGAGTTCGCAGTGTCCCACGCCGCTTGAAGGTCGGGACCGAGTCCTTGGGGATAATCAATAGCCGGGCCGGGCTGCGGTGGTGTCGCGGTCAGATCGGGGATGGTCGCCGATGTGCCAAGCGTCGAGGCGGCGGATTCCACCGCGCCTTTGATCTGTGAGTTGATGGCCTGCAATTCGCCTAGCTGGGTCGAGAAATTGACGAACGGCTGAAGTTCGCCTGTCAGCTTGTCGGCGATGTTTTGCGCGATCCACACCACGGCTTGCGGCGGGCTGGTGGGCGGCACAAGCAAAGCTATGGCCGGGGCCAGCTTGTCCATTCGGCCGACAATGTCGGACTCTTGAGCGCCCATAGTCGCGCCAATGGTGCTGGCGAGCGATTGGAGGGCGGCCGATTTCTCGGCCTGAAGCTGGCTGGCTACAGCTTGAGAAATATTCCCGGCGGCCAAGTCCGACTTGATCCCGTTGAAGTCGGAAACAAGTTGCTGAACCTGTGCGATGATGTTCGTGAAATATTGGGTATTAAGCAGAGCCATCCCATATTTATCGGGGGATACCTCAAGCGACGTTGATCAGGTAAACCGAAGTTCCAAGGTGCTTTGATCAAATGAGGCGTGTTTGCGCACGTTTTCAGCACCGATAACTACTCGCAAGTTATCTTGATGGTGTAACCCAGATACAGTCTTACCCTTTATCGGAATGATATGATCAACGTGCCAGTCATATCCAGTGACAATGGTGAGAACCCGTGCAGCCGCACGGAGGATGGTTGCGGTCATCAGTTATTGGATATTTATGATAGATCACGAGTTAGCTGTCAATAAAATCACGCAACGTTAGTGATAATGCCATTGAAAACACTGACTATTTCTCCGGTCGAGGTAGTAAAGCACCCCGTAAAACCAGTGCCAATGCTTGTGTTTTTTTCGTGTGTGACATTTCCGGCGTGATTGACTAATCCTGACGAGGTAATGTCAGCCTGAATATTGTGTCCGGTCGGCGAGTTTATGAACAATGACCCGTCTACGGCTAGCCGGATATTTGTGCCGCGAGTACCCAAGCTTTCCCACTCGCCCTGCTGCAATGGGGTGGCCGCCCCGTTGACGGCGTTTGGGGTGGTAGGAGGCGGCGCCAAATCAGTGAAGGCAAACCCCGAGATTACAAGGGCTTGGGAGTCCTGACTTTCTGGCGTGAGGAAGGCTTGCTGACCGTTCTTCGGGGCGTAGCGCATGCCACCCATGAAAGCGATGGGCAGTTCATCGGTCAGAGGCCCGTTGAATATCTGAACTTTAGCGGTGTGATCCTGAGCATTGTAGGAAACAACGCTTGCCCATTGCGGTGCAGCAACCTGACTGGCGGCAAGCTCTGCGATGGACCACATGTCGTTCGGATTGGTATTCATGCCAATATTTAGGCGTTCGTGTCATTCTCCGGCTGATGGGTTTTGCACACCAGCGACATCGTTCCGCCCGCCGTTTGGTCAATATGGAATGTCAGTTCATTGATGTAGAACATTTGCCCCACCAGCAACCCCGGAATAGCGACGGTCTGATACGGAAGTACGCTGAAATCCATCGCGGTCTCGAAATCCAACGTCCATTCGTGTAAAGTAAGTTCCCTGTAAATGGAGTTGGCTTTGGCCTGAGCTTGATCTGCGTTTATGTTAGCGTAAGGGGCGTATATAAAATTGGACTGATTCATGTTTGACTTGCTACGCACTGGTCCTGCCGTCGCTTTGCCTGCTACGCCTTTCTTAGAGTGAAAATAATTCACCTGAACCGTGATATCCTTCGATACCAGCAGAGAATGCTTCAGGTGTAATTTCCACACATTGCTCTGTACGGTCCACGTGGTTACCTGACCGACAGTGGTGGGTTCCTTATAGATCACGGTGAAGCCGTTGGTAGGATCGATCACAAGAGGCTGCACATATACAACCGTACCTTTCACGAAGGCTACATTGCCTGTTTCACGAGCTATGTATGATATGAGGTCCCAGCCCGTGGTTACCTTGCTTAGGTCGCCGTGCTGAAGTTTGATATGATCTTTGGAATAAAGGATGCCCGCAAGATGGGTATCACCAGTTACCTGAGCCGTCATACCAACCTGACCGGCAATGTTGCTGATGATCTCGGCGCCGGTCTGGTTGGGAAATGTTTGATAAAGCTTCAACTGCTGAAGCAGTTGGACACGATCAACGCATGTGAGGCTTGCTTTGCCTGTATCAAAATCCAGATCAATTTCGTTGAGCAACCCGTCAAAGAATGGCGTGGACTCCCACACTGTCGTGCCAGACGAAGCATCCCCGCCAAATACCTGAATGGGCGCGCCGTAGCCCAATCCCGTCCAAAATGGCGTGCCAATGCTCGTTGAGAACATTGGAAGATGGGTGTCGAGCTTATCGCCGTGGAAATAGCCACTGGCCGTGAAATTCACGGTGTCAGGTATGAACGTCTGACCGTTGATTACGATTTTCGCGCGGGGATAATTGGTCGTCGCCATCCAATATTTAGGAAGCGTTCGTGATTGCGAAGCTCGCTGCGGTCAGGTTGGCTGAGGTTTGGCGGGCCGCGACCACGCTGGCCAAGTTCGATGTCCAAGCCGCCTGACCCGTGGTGAAGGCATAGGAAGTGGCCGTCCCACCGGCGATGGTCGGGTCAAAGCTTGTCGCGCCGTTTGCAACGATAGCGTCGGAGGCAGATGTAGCCGCCGCGAGGCTAGGGAGGGCCGTGGACGGGTCCGCGCTCGCGTTTGATAGGATGGCCATAGCATTGGAAATCGGGGCCGTGACGCTCGCCGGAAGGCTTTGGGCGATCCCATTAGCCTGCATGGCGGCGTTGAAAGCCGTCAGCGATGTGGTGAGGCTGACAGTGGGGGTGACGATCTCGGAACAGGTGATCGTGTATGACAATTCGCTGTAGGTCTGAGCGAACGGGCCTACCTTCAGGACGAGCACGTTTCGACTGTCATTGCCCCAGACTAGGGGGACTTGGGTCGCTTCCAAGGCGATAAGCTTGTCGCGATCTGTATAGCGCGTAGCTCCCGCCAAGACCCCGGTGATCGTGATGTCATCCGGGTTCAGACCCATCACATCAAACTGCCTGCCACCCCCAAGGGTGTCATGGCGTGTGATGTGGGCGCCGCTCCCGTAGGAGATCGCTGATGGTGTCCAAACTAGGGAGACACCCCCCAAACTGAAAAATTGGCTCATGCCAATATTTAGGATCAGCGACGGTTAGTTGCGCCGCCGACCATTGCAGGAAGTGATTGGTGTCCGTTGAAGCCGGATGTGGCTCCGTAAGTAGTCTTGACGGTTTGCTGACCGTTCGGAGCAACAGTTACTTGCACATTGACGATTGGCGGCTTGGGTGGAACACTCAGGAAGCGCAAGATACCCTCATCGAGTGATGCTTGCTTCTGCATCATCACACGCGATTCTTGGACGTTCTTAAGAATGCCATCCATCACCGCGTGGTAGTGGTCGGAGAACCATTTCTCCATGTTCGCCTGACCGTTACCCGCATTTGCGGCATAGGCGCGGTTCGGGGCGTTGTTGGCATAATCCGCAGCAGCTTTCGCTTTCGCCGCTTGATCCTCACGGAATTTGATGAGGGCCATTTTGGCTTCAGTTAGGTGCTCGCTGTCACCCATCCATCCAGTCGCGGAACGCCAGAGGTCACCCCAACCTGCATGAGTGGCTGCGGCTGCACCCGGTTGTCCTACACCGTGGGGCTTGTTGTGCGGCTGAGAGTTATACCATTTCCACCAGTCATCATTTTTCTTCTTATCCGCAGCAGCTTTCGCCTCAGCCGCAGCCGATTGTTCTGGAGTGACTGCGTGGGAGGGAGGCTTGAAGCCGAAGAGCTGGTGAAGCGCCCATATCAGTCCGCCTGAACCAACTATCGCAGCAACACCAATACCGATGGGAGTCGCCAGACCCGCGATGGCGGCGCCGACACCGGCGAGCACCCCTCCTGCCGCGAACAGAGGTGCTAGGAGCGCGAAAGCACCGGCTAAAGCAATGATAGGGCCTGCAACGGTGAGTAGGACACCAGCGAGGGCAGTTCCAACCACCAATGCCTTGGACATAATCGGATGCTTTTCGGCCCATTGTGCGAAGGAATGAAGCAACGGGTTCAACACACGCAGACCGGATGACACCAACGGGATAAGATTATTCCCGAAAGTGATCATGAGGTCTTTGAATTGCGTGACCGTGTCAGCTTTCATACCGAGGATGGTCTTACTGGCAGTGCCATACGAACCGTCGATGTTCTGCATCTTGGCCTGAGCATCAACTGACTTGAGCATGGTGCCGTATTGACGCTCGGTAACATTGAACAGGTTACCGCCTGTCCGACCGAACAATAGAGTGTTATCGCGATAACGATCCGCAGCCGAGACGTGGTTTTTCTCGTAATAACTGTGGACGTTATCCTCATACCACTTGAATGGATTAGTGGAGTATCCTGCCGCGTCTACAAGCGGATTGTCGCCATTCTTGACCTTAGCACCACGCGCGGTGATGTTTACATCATTTTTGTCCCACAATCCCATAGAGAGGAATTTTTCGCTGGCGTTGGACGGAAGGATGGCGGACATGCCGTTGGCACGCTGATATGCGGTCATAAGGCTTGTGCCCGCCGTGGAACCCTTCAATTCGGCAATAAGCGGCTCGCCATAACTAAACAGCGCTTCATCCGAAAGGTTAAAGCCCGATGCACCAGCGCGAGTCTTGAACTGACGTAGAGCTTCCCAGTTCATCTGGCCGCCGGGTGCGCTCTGAATAGCCTTGAAGCCCGAATTCAGCAAAGAGGTCATGCGTTCTTTGCTTTGCAGGCCGCCAGTCAATTCGGCGAACCGCAGCATCGCGATTTCCTGTGTATGATTGCGGCTCGCGGTATCATCGCCCAAGGTGGAATCGATCATCCGCATCTTGGCCATCATGGGCGCGACCATCTCGGCATTTCCGAGAGGGTCTTTGCTGGCTGAATCTCGGAACGTGCCGATGGCTTCCCGCATCATGTTGAGGTTGTCCGTATAGGACGAACCAATGATGTTCATGCCCTTGGCGAATTTAATTGCTTGATCGTTGGCGACATCACCCATGTTGAACAGTTGCAGGTTAGCAACCGACTTCTGCCATTGCTCGGCAGCGTCTAGCGGCCCCTTCAAACCCTTCAGGACGAGCATACCGGCACCGAGAGCGGCCATGCCGCCAACGGCGAGCATCGCCCCCCGGTGGATACCGGAAAGAGCCAATTGAGCTTCCCTCGCTGTGAGAGAGACGCCCGTCAGTCCCTTTGTTAGAGCCTGAAGAACTCCCGCGCCGGATGTGGATACGGCGAGCTTGACGCCGATGGTGTGAAGGACGTTCGTCATTTTACTATACGCAGAGCAACGCCCTCGCCGATCTTATCTACGACCTCGTTTTCTTTTCGATATGCCGCCCCCACGAGGAAGCTGCGTGGGGGAATTTTAGAAGTGCCAAGTTCTTGGTAGACGGCGACTTCGGAATCCGAACCTATGGTGACTTCATGATCTCCGATCACGTAGGTGATCGACTCTCGCAACGATCCGTCACGAAGCAGAGGTTCATCAGCCGGGTAACCGCGCTGTTCACGATCCGCCATGGTCGATTCCGCGAGCGGAGACCATGCTTCGGTAGGTCCAGCAGCCTCTTGGTAATTACCAATCTCTGCTTTTGCTTCTTCGCATATCATCTCCCCGCCCGTTTTCAGGGCGTGGTGAACCTCAGCCTCAATTTCCAAGCCTAGTTCCGCTAAAAACGCGATCCCTTCAAGTATTGACCATTCCATTTAGTTGTTTGGTTGCACCCAATTATTTGTTGTTTCGTCCCAATTGCCACCTTGCAATTCGCCAAAGATTATTCGCCACCCTAGTTTTTGTGCCCGAGACAGGTATTTTGGCGGATAACCATCGAAAGCCAGTTCTTCCGACACGCCGTTCCTAATCAGGTCCAATGAGGCAATCAGGCTTGGGTGGCGTCGGATAAATTTGCTTCTTCGAAATCTTCCTCCGATAGTCCAGAACTGTTGCTCCACTCTAAAACCACAGGACAGACGGCGGCGAAACCGTCTCGCTCAAGACGCTCCATTGCGTTCATGAGTTCTTGCTTAGAAGTGGGGAACGGCCACGGGATACCATCAATCTCGCGAACTACTGCGGCAGACTGAGCCTGAAGAGATGTAGTTGGATTTATCGAGTCTTCACGACCAATGAGGCTATTGATTGCGTATTCTTCAACAAAACCCAGATGGCGGCATTTGAGCACGCGCTTTTTGCGGGTTGTTACTGTGAAATCAAGCGACGGATCGCCCTTACTAATAGTCGGGGCTGAAATTGCACGGGGTGCCATGTATGAGTTTCCTTCCGAGGAAAAGTAATGAATTGTGCAGGCATCTCCCGCACCACAGTATTTATGGTGAACCGTGAGATGCCTGCGTGGTGTCGGAAGGTAACCAGCGATATTTAGGGAAATGAGGTGTGTTGACTTCTGGCGCCAGACGATTCTATACGTCTAAATACGGCAGGTAGGCATTCGGAAGGTGCTGTTATGAGCGAAGTGTGGATTAAAGAGCGACATGGCAATGACGAAGTTTTAGTTCGTTATGTCAGGGGTGCCGAACAGGTCGCTTCGGAGCCAAAGGGTAAAATCCCCGCGTGGCGATATATCCTCGCGAGCCTCATAGGAGGGGCTACCGCGATCTTATGTTTCGCCGCCAGCATACCGATGCTCTTTTTGGGTATTATCCCCGGCATTCTCTGTTGGATTGGTGGCGCGATGCTGACGCTCATGATTACCAAGGCGATCATGGGAAAACCGCAGCCGGTAAGCGGCGTCGTTGAAGCTCCCAAATTCAGTGCTGCAATTCCTGAAGGTATAGCGGACGATTACCGTCAACCAAATGCCTACTAGATAACAAAAAGGCTCCCATGGTGTTCCACAGGAGCCTTTGGTCGTAAATGTGTATTTGAATTACATCCCAGTAATAGTTTGGGATTGGAACGAGACGTTGAACTTCGCCACGTCTTCGTTCTTGAACTGCGTGTCTTCAAGAACGAGCGACGTGTTACCGAAGGTGATAACGGTCTGCGTTCCGTTGCCCCATGTCACATATCCGTACATTGTCGAATAATTGTAAGCACCCGTGGAAAGATATTCCTGCTTGCGGGCATCGAAGAAATCGTAGAGCGCGCTATTTTGCAGGGCGACAGTGAAGCTACCTGAACCGCCGTTTTGAGCGATCAGAACTTCACGGATACCGTCAAGACCGGTGTGTTCCACGGGCTTCACATCCGGCTTAAATTTCCAATCCTCAACCTTGCTCAGGTTAATCGTGGCGCCGTAAGGGTCAATCAAAATAATGGAGGTAACTTTACCAGTGACCAATGAGAACGAATTAGACATATAATAGAGTTACCTTTACGCGTTAATTGTAGAAGTCATCGTGACGACGGCGGGTCCGCCGGTCAGGTCGACATTGAAGTTCCAGATGATTGCTTGGTAAGTGACTTGAACGCCGACGTTCAGGTTTCCCAGAGCTTCAGAGGTCTGGGAGTTGTTCACCGAGCTACAAGTAACGATGTACGGCGCGCTGCCATCAGCATTCAGGGCAAGGATACCTTGCGAAACCAGCCCGTTCAGAAAGTGATTAAAGCTTGCAGTAACCTGAGCTTGGGTCTGTGAGTTGTTGACCGCGCCTATATAAGGACCACCAGCATTCTCGAAGGTCTGAGCGAGGAAGTTGGTGAGCGTCGAGTAAGCGTCGCTCTGCGCGCCAACGACCGACGACGTGTTGCGGCCAGTCAGGCAACCCCAAGCCGCACCGGCCGGGATCGGGTTCGCAATGACCTCGATGCCCGCGCTAGCGAGCGTGTTGGTTTCGGCGAGTGAATAAGGGCCGGTGGAGGCGCTTCGCTCGGAACCGACGATGCCGAGAATGGGCTTGTTCAGCACAGATTCGTGCGGAAGAAGGCTCGAACGCGTGCCCAGCCAGTAGCCTTGCGGGGAGACCTTGCGGAGGCCGAAGGTCGGATCGCTGTAGGTGATCCAGTCGCCCTGAAGCAGGACAGCTTCAAAGGAATCGAGACCGGCGGATTGCTTGTCCAAGACAGCGTTCGCCGTCTGTGTGGCCATGCCAGCAGGCAGGACGCAGCCCATCAGCATGAACTCTTGCTGACCAAAGGCCGCTTGGGTGGTGTAGGTGGAGGTGGTGTCGCAATCGGCCAGTACGCAATATTGGGCGGGCAGCGTGGTCAGGGCATACATCCCCGATGCGCCACCGGCACCCGAGGAAGCCGCGCCCACCAGAGAGTTGGCGCCTACACCCGCAACACCGTCATTGCCGCCGGTCAGTGTGACGCTGGACGGCAAGGTCGGGAGTGTGGTTGCATTCGCAATCGAGAAACGGACGAGGTTGGAAGGCCCGCGAGTGACACCCGCGCCGGTGTTGACCGCAGCGTTTGCCGCAGCCCAGAAAACCGAGGCGTTTGAAGCACTGATGTTGATAAAGGATTCGGACGTGTTGCCGAGGGTCACCGTCATGGTGATGGCATTGGCCTTACCGGCGGTGGCGAAGCTGACTGTCGTGCCAGCAAGACCCGTTCCGGTCGTAAGACCCGAGATCGATGCACCGTTCGTGACTGTCGCGGTCGCGGCGGTATCGTTGGTGTCCGTTACGCGGACAAAATACAGAGGAGCAGTCGAGTTCAGAGCCGCTTCGGCGACAACCGTGCCACCGTCATACTTCCGAACTTGGGGAGCGCCGAAAATCGACTCGAAGCTGTTGCCCGTGACTAGGACGGCCTGATTGACCGGACCCATCGAGGCCGTGCCGACAACGGCGCCGGTTTGGGCATTTACCCCGTTGATTACAATCGGGGGAGCACTGATAGTAACCGACGTGCCGGGTGTGAAATTGCTCATGTAGTAAAGCACCTAAATGGAGTTGGTGCTTTTATTTATCCAGAGCGGACTATCCGGTGACAGGCACTACACGGTTGGTTGCTTAATACCGTTCGTCTGGGAATTTACGAATACAACGGCAGGGTCAACAACCATATCGACGGTGGGATATTCGATATCCCAGATGAATACCCGACGAAAAATACCGGCATTTTGCTGATCCTGAAGCGTATCGTCACGGCGACGGATCAGACTTTCGGTCGTTACACCGTATGGAAGCGTCAGGTAGACGGTGCGGGATAGAACCCCGTTGATCGCCATGCCCACGAGATCGAGCATGGCCGTGTTCGGCGCCCATATAATCACCTGAAACCATTGGCTTTGCCGGGCTGTCTCTATCAGGCTGGTCCAGTCACCCACGCCTCGCGCGGTGATCGTCTGGTTGGTCGCAAACGTGATCGTCGCATTGGAGACAGAGGCCCCCACAAAGGCGTTGGCGAGGTTCACCGCCATGCTCTGCGGACTCTCGTTTGCGGGTTCCGGTGATGCCGCCAGTCTATTCCGAGATCATGCCGCCAGGCATTCCGTGCTGATCCCGCCACTGGGGTGGGCGCTTTTTCGACTGTTTGATTTGGCTGATTTGGCTGCCCGGGGTCAAGCCTTGGTGACGACTTTGGTCTTACGCATGGACTCGCCGGCAAGGTCGATGCGGTGGGCGTTGTGGACCAGGCGGTCGAGGATGGCGTCGGCGTATGTGGCATGGCCGATGAGGGCGTGCCAGTCGGCGACGGGGACCTGGCTGGTGACGAGGGTCGAGCGGCGATCGTATCGATCTTCGAGGATCTCCAGCAGATCGTGACGGGCCTGCGGGCCGAGCGGCTCAAGTCCCCAGTCGTCAAGGATCAGCAGCTCGGCGGCGGCGATGCTCTTGAGGCGCCGTGCGAAGCTGCCGTCGCCATGGGCGATGGCCAGCTCATCGAACAGCTTGGGAACCCGGACGTAGAGTACCGACCGGTTGTCGCGGCAGGCCTTGTGGCCGATCGCGCAGCCCAGCCAGCTTTTGCCGATG